AATACGATCTTAAGAACAAGACTTGTCCCGACTGTGAGCAGCCATTGGAAAATATTGGTCGCAAACTAATCAGTCGTGAACCGGTAGTTATCCCAGCACAGTTTTTCTGCAAGAACACTTATGCCAAGGTATATAAGTGTCGGCATTGTCATCCTAACGGTGGTGACAAGCTGGTGACTGCAGGTACACCTAGTCCACTGTTCAATCACAGCTACGTTTCAAGTAGTGTTTTAGCAAACATTGCGACCAACAAGTTCGATCTGGCAATTCCATTCAATCGTCAAGAACGCATCTGGAAAGCCGCCAGCTTGGAATTAAATTCCAAGCAGATGGCAAACGCCGTCATCAAAGGTGCCGATCGCTTTTAAAACCACTGTATAACCTTCTCTGTGACCAATTGCGTCAAGAGAAGGTTGTTCATATGGATGAAACGCCTTTTCAAGTCCTTGACAGTGGCAAGAGCAGATCCTATTTCTGGGTCGTGCGAACACCGAAGGAGTTCGCAAATCATCAAATAGCCCTCTTTCATTACGCACCAACGCGTTCTGGTAAAGTTATCAGCGATGTTCTGACTTCTGATTATTCAGGAGCAGTTATGTGTGATGGTTATGGTGGCTATAGCCAAGAACGGTTGCCGGAATCAATCTTCGGCAGCTGTTTGATACATATCCGGCGACTATTCATTGAATTGGTCAAGGGTCTCAAATTAAAGGATGATGCCCCGGCAACAAAGGCCGTCAAGCTGCTTAGCAGGGTATTTCATTGTGAAAACAATTTGCAATACCAGACGCCAGCTGAGAAAAAGGCGCAACGGCAGAAGTTGGTCAAGCCACTGCTGGATGCCTTCTATACCTTTATCGAGGGAATTTCAAATCCGATGCATCGGCTGAGAAACGCCATCAAAAATGCCGTAAAACTCAAGTCACGTGTGTATCAGATTTTTGAAATCGGTGAGCTACCATTAAGCAACAATGCGGTGGAGCAAAGCATTCGGCCCTCGACCATCATCCGCAAAAACAGTCTGTTCGCGAAATCCACAGCTGGTGCCAAAGCCAACGCGATTTTCTACACGATCGTTCAGACTGCCAAGTTAAACAACCTGAACGTCTTCAAATATCTGGAATTGATTTTTGAAGCGCACACCCGCTCTCAGAACCCGGATCTGAAGGCTTATTTGCCATGGAATCCAATGGTTCGGCAACTTTGCGGCAATTAAAATTGTATCGATAATGAAATGGGGCACCTCGCCAAACAGCGAGATGCCTCATTTTTTGTGCTATTTTTCAAGACGTGTCAATATGGTGTGCTTACGTTGAAACGCTGCCTGATGATATTGCGATAGAAGTGGTTGTTAATAGTGACAGCCTTGGTTAACTTCTCTGTTAACTTCAGCCCGCATTTTAGCTTAAAAACTACGATTGAACTATGTACTACAATCTGTTGAACAAAATCCTGAAACGGAGTTTTATCAAATCCTGATAGTTCTTGATCTTGTTGGCACCAATGTAGTAAGGATCGTACATCTTCAAAACTGTTAGCCGAATCAGTATTTCTACTGTGGAGCTGCTTGGCCTTTTCACGGCACTGGTAGGTATCCTGTTCGAGCTGAGCCGTTTGGTTTACGTAGATAGACTTATCTATCAGTCCTGATTGCATCAGTTCGGTTAACGTTTCAGCTTTATGGTTATTTGCTTTGATCCGTTCGGTTAAAGAATTTAGTCGACCGTGGGTGTCACTGTTAACCTGCACTTGCAAGTTTTCTAACAGTGGTTGTAATAAGAACTTCCTGCTGTAAACGAGTTTATTCATCATATTACAGAAAGCCACTTCTAGACTTGCTTCGGGAACTGCCTTAATTGGGCATTGTTTAGCCGATTTTAGATGCCTTTGACAAGCCCAGCAGATTTTATTTGGGCGTGTTTGCCGTTTAAAAGTAGTTCCACAATTACCACAGATGATTTTTCCAGAAAATAGGTAGTGATGTTGATACTTATGGCTATCAGTTTCGATATGGCGTTTTTGAGCCGCTTCTTTAAGCAAAGCTTGAATCCGGTTAAAAGTTTCGTGGTTAACCAAACTAGGATGATGGTCCTCAATTAAGTACTGGGTGAGTTCACCTTGATTAAAATGACGGTGATATTGATCATCACGATAAGTCTTTTGGCAGAGCATATCACCGGTGTAATTACAGTTTCGTAAGATGTTAATCACGGTGTTACTTCGCCATTGTCCACCACGCTTTGTTGGTATGTGTTTATGACTCAATCCTTTAGCAATTTGACTAGCTGACATCCCGCTTAAAAATTGTTGAAAAATTTCTCGCACAACCCCGGCTTCAACTGAATCGATAACTAAGTTGCCATCCTCAATTGAATATCCATAGGGAGCAGATGATACTCGAAACTCGCCACTAGCGAAACGTTGTCTGATTGACCAGCGTAAATTTCCGGCAGTAGAATGAGATTCATCCTGAGCAATACTGCTGAGAATTGATAGAAATAATTCGCTGGCCATTGCTCCAGTGTTGATATGTTCCTTTTCAAAGATAATCGGGATGTTCAGCTGTTGTAACTCTCGAACGATTCGTAAACAATCGGTTGTATTCCGTGATAAGCGGCTGATCGACTTGGTAATTACGAGGTCAATTCGGTGATTATGACAATCAGCTAGTAATTCTTTTAAGGCATCACGCTTCGTCAATTTGGTACCCGAGATTCCTTCATCGTAATAGATCTTAGCTAACTGCCAGTTTGGTTGATTGCTAATGTATTTTTGATAGTGTTCACGCTGATTCTCAAGACTTTCAAGTTGTTCAGCGGTGTCAGTTGAAACTCGACAATAGGCCGCTACACGGAGTTGCTTGGCATCACGATGGTAGCTTTGGATTTTAGTAATGGTTGACATGACAAACCTCCTTTCATCAGTGTGGTATGTTAGCTCTAGAGACCTGATGTATCAACGTTTCCGGGCCCTAATAATGGTGGAAATGATTGTTTATTTAAGGTATCAATGTCTTCAAATTCAGTGGTTGAGATTAACCCCTTGTTGAGCAGACTTTGAATAATCTGTTTGGATTGTTGATAGTGTAAATCGTTCATTAATTGCTCTGAGCTAATATTCTTACTTGTTGTTAGTGGTTGATGGGTTACTGGTTGTACTTTCTTTACCATATTTAATTACCTCCACTGATAAGCCAGAACAAGCAGAAAAGTAAACCATGGCAAAAGAAAAAAGCCTGCAGACCGGAGTCCACAGGCATGAATCAGAGTAATTGATTGACACGTTTTTGAATTTGAATTGGATCATAGCCAGCTTGTTTCAAATGGAGAATTCGCTCATTACCATTTCCCCAGAAACCATGGATAACTTCACGTGCAATTTGGTCAACTGACTTACGATTCAATAGTTGGTTAACTTTTTCCTGCACCACCGAGTAGTCGTAACCGGCAGCAGTTAAACGTTTATAACGATCAGCACCATTACCCCATTGTCCATTCAATACTTCTACAGCTAGCTCATCAGGATTTCTTCTGACAACTAGCTGCTTTTTGTTAATGACTGTTGCGTAGTCAATATAGGCGTAATCAAGATCGCAATTACCAATGACACCTGGAACGGAACCAGTAGAAGAATGTTGCCATATTCCATAGTTGCCACCATAGTTACAACGTGATCCATATTCGGCTATCCAGATGGCATAACGCTGAGCAACAGCGGTGGATATATAATTCTGCAATGGCGATCGAGAAATATACAGTCCCGCATAGAAACTATTTTGTTCCAAAACACTACAGAAACTTTTTACTAAGCTATCACAAAAGTTGCGTCCATTAGCAAATTGCCACTTTTCTTCTAGATCGAAGTAGATTGGATAATCAAGGTGACGATTACCAAGGACGGTTAAGCAAGCCCGTGCTTCGTTAGCTGCGTCAGCTGGTGAAACAGCGTAAGAGTACCAATAGGCACCAACTTGTAAACCAGCCGCTTTTGCCTGTGCGTAGTGTTCAGCAAAATAATTATCTGCTTGACTAGCAGAGCGACCATAGCCAGCTCGAATTAGGACGAATTTTATGCCACTAGCCTTAACTGCATTAAAGTCTACGTGGCCTTGCCATTCAGAAATATCAATTCCGGGAATCATTGCTTGTCACCATCCTTGTTGTGAAGTTGTTGAAGGACATTTTTTAATTTATCAGGCACTGGTAATCCTAATCGACTTGTATTTTCTAACAGCGAAATACCTTCATTAGAAATGTAGAAGAAAATAGTAGCAGTGCGGATAGCAGAACCGTTCTTTAATAGGTAAATATCAAGGCAGTGTGCAATGCCAACCAACAGTAGAATTAGCACTTTGCGAGTAAGCCCGCGAAACCCAATCTCACTGGATAATTTATGCTCATTAACTGCGCAAAGGACTCCAGTGATGTAGTCCACGACCATAAAAATCAGGAGAACATATAAGAAACCGTCGAATCCTCCTAGGAACCAGCCAAGAAAGGCACCAATTGCGCCAAAACAAGTATTAATTATTGTTAAACTAGTCGTCTTCATCGGGATTATCAACTCCTCTCGAGTATTCAGCTTTGATTTCCATATATTCATGGTTGTATTTGACATCATCAATAAAACCAATATTGTAGCCGCGGCCTTCAAACCAAATATTGGTTTGTTCATCAACATCATCACGATAACGAATGATGAATGATAGTTGCTTTTCCAATTTCACCGTAACCGCAGTGTAATACTCTTGACCGTGCAGGGCAGAAACTTTCGCCCACACATCACCCAGGCGAACATCTTTGTACATCGACATTCCAGTATTAGGATTTTCGCCGACATATTTCTTTTTCATTAGAGTAATGCGTCGATCTAGTTCACCAATATCAGCAATCTTACTGATACGTTTGTTTTGCTGTTGCATTAAAATTCCTCCTTCCGGTAAGGGAACAAAATGGCCCGAAGAAATTTAATCATGGCATTAAAATCAGCTGTTTCCCGATATTCATAAAGGTAAGCCACTGTATAGAGAATGGCGGTATGAATATCATCAGGGAGGGGATCAAACGCTGATAGTGGTTGGCGAAGCACATTCTCGACCGTAGCTGTTGCCGATCCAATCAACTTTGTAATGAGGTCATCTTCAACAGTGTTGTCTACTCTCAGGTAGGCTTTTGCTTCGGCCAAAGTAATAGCAGCCACATTTCATCAATCCTTTCTATTTAGCAGCCATGGACAAGGTTTTAATTGCTTCCGGTAGGATAACTTTGCCGTCAACTCGTTGTGAGCCTAAAAAACCAACTTGACCAGTTACGGCATAAAGTTCATTAAGACGTTTGAAAGTTCGGCCTTGTCGATCTGCAATCCAGTAGTAATTGAAATCACCAAAGAGCACTGGCTTATTAGATGCGGCCATGGTTGGCATGAATGGACTGGTATAAACAGGGCAGTTGAGGATTCTATCTGGCTGACCTGCTTGAACGGAAGGTTGCCAAATGTATTGGTCATTTTTATCTTTCATCTTGCGGATGGCCTTCACAGTGTCATCATTCATCAAAAAGACAGCATTTTGACGGTATGGTGTCTTCAAAGAATAGAAGAGATCGATTAAATCATCAAAAGTTAATGAATCAGCCTTAGCAGCTGTTGATCCAGCTGAAGCACCATTAGTATCGGTCAAGATACCAGTAGGTTGACCAATACCGGTACCGTTTAAAAAGGCTTGTTCTTCAGCGTTACCGAGCCTGCGACCGAATTCATCAGATAGGTAAGCCATCAAATCAAATGCCGAATCATTTAGTAATTCTTCTGACACTTTGATCAGGGTCCCTAATTTATGAGCGCCAAGTGACACCTGACTAAATTGTGTGTTGGACTCTGTGTAGGCCGCTTCTTCTTCTAGCCAGGCTGCGGTACCTTCACTGGCCACTACTGGAATTTTGTGTTCACCGCTATTGGTTTGGATGACATGGCTGATGGTTCGTAGGACATTTGCTTCTTGAAGCTTTTGGATAAGTTGATTTTCAAATTCGTCGGGCACTAGGAAGCCACCATCTGGATCCGTACCTTCTTTCAGTGCATCAACGACCACATGACCACGCATCATTTGCCAGAAATCTTTTGCATAAGCCTCCTGGCCCTTTGGTAGCTGGTTAGCAATTGGGGAATTAGTAAGGGCCTTACTGGTGGGTTGGTTTAGTGCCACTTCAATTTCTGCCTGCTTGTGCCTTCGATCGATTTCCTTACCTAAGTCGACAACTTCTTGCTCCATCTTTTCATAGCGGGCATTGTCGTCAGCTGATAGTACATCCGACTCCTTTTGCTTAGCATCCAGGAAATCCTTTGCTTGCTTCCAAATACGGGCACGCTTTTCTTGTAATTCAGTAATCTTACTCATTGATAAGTCCTCCTAAAAATTAGTGTGATAACAAAGAAAGTCGCTTTTGTAGCGACTTTACAGAGATAGTATTTTGGCTTGTTCGTTTGAGTTTATTGAGGACAACGAGATCCGATTGCTTATCCGAATAGGAATAACAATCTGTGATATCTTTATTTTGACCTAGCATATCATCAGCAAAGCCTAACTCGATGGCCTTGTTAACGTTCATCCAGGTTTCGTCATCCATCATGGCTGAAATCTTCTCGCGGGGTAGGTTTGTTTTAAGCTCATAGGCATTAATGATTGATTCTTTGGTTTCAGCTAGCATCTGTGCAGCTTGATCAAGATCTTCTTTTTGTCCACCAACAATGGTTAATGGATTATGGATCATGATCATCGCGGTTGGAGCCATGGAAACTTTTGTTCCTGCCATGGCGATAACTGATGCCGCTGAAGCAGCGATACCGTCAATTTTGACGTTCACGTCATCGGGATAATTCATTAGCATCGTGTAAATGCGACTGGCAGCGACACAGTCACCACCGGGAGAATTTAACCAGAGATCGATTGGCCCTTTCCCTTGACTTAATTCATCTTGAAATACTTGGGGAGTGACTTCATCATCAACCCAGCTATCTTCAGCAATCGTACCGCTAATAGTTAAGACACGTTGATTCTGAGGGCCGCTCCAGTTCCAGAAACGTTTCATTCTTTTGGTTCCTCACTTTCTTTAGATGGTTGAGAATTATAGAAGTTACCAGCTTGGTTGAGTGGTAGCATATTGCCATTTACCAAGTATTCGTCACCGCCTTCATTAGTAGGGATGCGGTTTAGATCTTCAAGTTCCCGAATATCGTTTGCGGACAACCAGCCATTTTGGCGCCCAATGGCATAACCGTTCATGCGACTTTCGTAGTCACCGCGCAGAAGGCCATCAACGTTGAACTTAACGAAATATTTTCGTTGATCATCTGCGGACAGTAGCTGTTGATTCATAGCTTGTTCCCAGCGAATACACCAAGGGTTCAGGGTGTACTTTACAAATTCTAGTGATTGTTGCTCGATATTTGAGAAAGTCGAACGATCTAGGTCACCAACCATATGCGGTGGTACACGAAAAATTCTGGCAATTTCGTCGAGTTGGAATTTTCGAGTATCAAGAAATTGCGCTTGGTCGGGTGGAATGGAAAGCTGGTGAAAAGTCATTCCTTCTTCCAAGACAGCAATGCTGTGATTATTAGATCCCGAAAATTGTGACTGCCAACTTTTCCGAAGCCGTTCAGGGTCTTTGACTACATTAGGGTGCTCGAGAACACCACCAGGCGTGGCATCATTTTTGAAGAAAGTGGCTCCATATTGTTCGGCAGCCATGGATAATCCAATCGCATTCTTAGCCATAGCAATAGGGCTGTAGCCGATCAAGCCATCAAATCCTAACCCTGCGATATGAAGGACTTCATCGGACAAGAGAATTACTTGCTTCGATTTATTTTTNGCCTGGTAATCATCGTAATTGCGAGTATAGGTGTAGTAGATTTCACCGTTGGCAGCACGGTTAACGTCCATTCGATCAGGCATCAAAGGATAGAGCCCAGTGATCTCGCCTTGACCGTTTCGAATGATTTGTGCATAGGCGTTACCCCACAGCAATAAATGGTTCATCATGGTTTCACGAAAGATAAAACTGGTCATTTCTGGATTTGGCGCATCATGAAGCAAAAAATAAAGCGGGTGGTTAATTGCTCGCTGTTTACCACCATCGTTGGTGTATTGATAAATGTGGAGTGGCAGTTCAGCTAATCCTTCAGCCAAGACTCGCACACAAGCATAAACTACTGTATTCTGCATTGCGGTGCGTTCGGTCACATTTTGGCCAGCCATCGAACTGCCGAAGAAAAATGACATGGTGCTGGATAGGGTATTTTGGGGTGAAGCTTTATTAGTATGGAACAATTTATTAAATAGACTCATGGCATCAACTCCTTTCAGTTTTTCGTAATTACAACATTAATAGACCTCGACCATCATAAACAGAGTCACCATTATCCTCATTTCGGATAGCACGATCCAGTCCCATAATGGTGGCCACTACACCATCAATTTTTTCAGTTGACTTAGCTTTGTCAGGTTTAATATTCCCAGCTGGGTCAGTGCGGATATAGATATTATCCATCATCCAACGCAAGACCGGATGACCGCCATGAGCGATCTTCTTTTCCAGAGTTAATCGCATTAGTTCTTTAGTTGGAGGCGTCATGTCCTTAAATCCCTGGCCAAATGGGACCACGGTGAATCCCATACCTTCAAGATTTTGAACCATTTCGACAGCTCCCCACCGATCGAAGGCAATTTCACGAATGTGATATTTCTTTCCCAGATCATCAATAAAGTGTTCAATGAAGCCATAGTGGACGACATTACCTTCCGTGGTTTGTAGATATCCCTGCTGCTTCCAAATATCGTAGGGGACATGATCACGGCGAACCCGCAAATCAACGTTATCCTCGGGAATCCAGAAGTAAGGTAGCAGGGTGTAACCTTCTGAATCATCTCTAGGAGGAAACATCAGTACAAAAGCCGTAATATCAGTAGTTGATGACAGATCAAGACCACCATAGCAATCGCGGCCACGTAATTCATCGGGATCAACAGGAAAGGCACAAGCATCCCATTTGTCCATCGGCATCCATCGAACATCTTGCTTCACCCACTGATTTAACCGTAGTTGTCGGAAGGTGTTCTCTTCAGCCGGATTCTCCTTAGCTGAATTATAAGCATCCTTAACCTTCTCCATCTTGACGGTAATACCCAGGGAGGGATTAGCTTTCTTCCAAACTTCAGGACTCGACCAATCTTCATCACGCCCGGCACCGTAAATAACCGGATAAAAACGGGGGTCATGTTTACGGCCCTTCATGATGTCGATTGCTTTTTGATGAACCTGGTAACAGATAGAGTGTTCATCATTACCGGCAGTCGTGATTAAAAAGTAGAGCGGCTGCGTTCGAGCATCGCCGGAACCCTTAGTCATGACGTCGTAGAGTTTACGATTGGGTTGAGTGTGTAATTCATCAAAAATTACTCCTGACACGTTGAAACCGTGCTTGGAATAAGCATCAGCAGATAGGACTTGATAGAAACTATTAGTTGGCTCATAGATTAGCCGTTTTTGGGAAGCGAGGATCTTACAACGCTTTTTTAAGGCTGGGTTCATCCGCACCATATCAGCGGCGACGTCAAAAACAATGGCGGCCTGCTGGCGATCAGCAGCACAACCATAAACTTCTGCACGTTCTTCACCATCAGCGCAGCAAAGCAGTAGAGCAACAGCCGCCGCCAGTTCTGATTTGCCTTGCTTTTTTGGAATTTCGACGTAAGCAGTATTGAATTGACGATACCCATCAGGTTTTAAGATGCCAAAAATGTCGCGAATAATTTTTTCCTGCCAGTCAATGAGGTCAAAAGGCTTACCCGCCCAGGTTCCCTTGGTATGGCATAGGCATTCGATAAATGAAACTGCAAAATCAGCTGCGTCTTTGTTATAAGTAGAGTCCTTGGCCATGAACCTAGTTGGCTTGTAATCTTTTAGTTTTCGCAAGAGGGCATCACATCCTTTCAGTTGTACTAAAAAAGCACTGAGTGTTAACTCAATGCTTGATTGATGATTAATTAAACTTGCCAGTTAATATCAAATTTAGAGAGTGTCAATAATTTTGTGTACTTTTGAAAATCCTTCTCTGTATGAAATGCTTACTTAAATAAACATGGAATCCAAGGTATCCTTGCTTCCTCGAAATCCACGATGTGCTCGTTCTTCGAACTTGTCATTGTATTCTAGAATTTGAGTTGTCACGAATCGTTGAAGGGCATCCTCATTTGGAAACTGCTCCTTCTGGCGAATTTTCTTCTTCAACTTTTGTTGAAAGCTTCAATCAAATTTGTTGAGTAAATTGATGCCCGAATGCTTGGCGGAAATTCGTAGAAGGTGAATAAGTTACTTAACTTACCCAATTTTCGCATCTGGTTGCTATATTTGCTTTTCCATTTCAAAATGAAGTTATCTAAAGCTTGTTTTGCTTCTTCAATTGATTCAGATTGGCGAATTTCTTTAAATTCGCTCATCAAATCTCGCATATCGCTTTTTCGCACATGTGATGTGAGATTACGAAGCACATGGACTAAGCAGCGCTGAAAACTTAGCATTTGGATAAATTTCTGCAATCACATTTTCGAGCCCAATAAAACCATCGGCGATGAATAACTGAACCTGTTCAATTCCTCG